TTAAATTTTTAGCAGGTGAAGACTGCGGTTGTGATGAGCGTAAAGACAAATTGAATTACCTTTTTCCTTATCAAAAACCAAACTGTTTTACTGAGCAAGAGTTCAATTATTTAATAGACTACTTTGCCAGCAAACCAAATAAGCTTACAGTTGAAAAACAAACTGAAGTATTAGAAATTTATAATAGGGTATTCAACGATAAAAGAGAGCTTTCAAGTTGCAGCACTTGTTTTTTAAATGGTGTACATAAAAAGCTTGAACGTTTATTTAAGGAATACCAAGATTGAAAGAAAAAGATCTTTATGAATATCTACAGCGGTGTTGTTATACTGACCTTGTTATGGCAAAAAACCCAGTTAGTAAATGGGATTGCTATAGCCCAAATGCAAGGCATAGAATAGAGCTGAAGTGCAGAGCAAAGCATTATGATACTTTAATAATTGAAAAAATTAAGTACGATGCTTTACTTAAAAAAGCCCTTGACAATGATGATCAGCCTATTTACATAAATAGCACACCGCAGGGGGTTTACAGGTTTAACCTTTTTTTAGTTACTCCAGTTTGGCAGGTGAAGTATTTAAAAAAAACAACTACATTTACAAACACAAACAAAGTAGCTAAGCAGATTGCAATGTTACCAGTAATAGACGCTGAAATATTATGACTGAAAAATACAATTACCAAAAGAAGCTAGAAAACCTTGAGGACTTACAGCTAACAACAAACTTACTTATTTTACAAGAACAGATTGCTGAGTGGTGCAACAAACACCCAAAGAATGAAAACCTGTCATCGGTACGTGAAGCCCTGTTGAATGTTACTTTTATTGTAAATAAATATCAAGTTGAACGCGGTACTTACCACCTAGCGCTTGAGGATTATAGAACACGTGAACTTAGGGCTATATCAAGAGCGCGTGAAGCTGACAAGCGTATAGAGTGGCTAGAAACAGAATTAGAAATACATAACAAGAAAAAAGAATTAGGCTTATGAGCGATAGTGTAACAAAGTATTTTGAGAATGTAGACAGCACTATACCTATCAAGAAAACAGACAAGATAGTAGATGATGTAATAAGCAAATACAGACAACGTAGTGAACTAGGAATACAAAAGTATAACACAACATTACAAGACAACCCAGACGGCTTCTATGCGTTTTTAAACCACCTCCAGGAGGAACTAATGGATGCCACTTTATATATACAAAAACTAAAAAACCAACAATGAGAGAAAAAACATTAATTGAAATGCGTAATAGGATATTGAACCTTGAAAAAGTTGTAACGGTTGCGCTGGTTAGGGTTGAGGCATTAGAAAAAAACTTTGAAAAAAAAGATGAATAGTTTTGTTTGTTCTTAAAATGTTAATTACATTAGCATCAAATAACAATAAAAAACAACTATTATGACAACACAAGATTTAATTACGAAAGCTGAAATCAGCGACACAATTTTCGAAGCGCTTTCACCTGCTTACAAACACACAAACAAGTATCAATATGATTCTGACTTACGTTACAGGTATTTATTAGCAGAAGCAGTGCTTCAAATAGACAAAAAATTAATTCCAAACACAGTTACGCCAACAGAAGCAGTAAAAGAATTTTTTAACAGACTGTAAAACCACAGGGGGCTTCGGCCCCCCTTTTTAAACAACAACAATATGAGTTACAAAGTTCCTTACGACGTACAAAATATGACCGATGAACGGTTACAGTACGTTATTGACAATGCAGAGTATTATCTATACGGTTACAGCCGTGATTGCCGTTATGAGTTAAACCGCAGGCGCAAGATTGCTGAAGCTTATGAGTACGAACAAATGATAGCCGAATGGCAAATAACTAAACAAAACGAGCTCTATGATTACTTTACTTAATGGCGAACATTGGATGCCAGATGAACTTACTGCGGAAATGCACGATGATGGTTTTTATTATAACGAACTAAGCACAACAAAGGTATTAAGCACAAGCAGCCTTAGCCAAATACTAAGCAACCCAGAAGAGTTCTATAAAGAATTAAAAGGCCGTGAACGTAAACCAAGCGACGCGCTACGTATGGGCAACCTTGTTCATTGGGGTTACCTTGAGCCAGAAAAGTTTTATAAATTAACTTTTGTAGATGCAGAGCGTACAAACGCAAAAGAGTTTACTACGGCAGTTGCAGAACACGGTGTTAGAAACGTTTACAAGGCGAAAGAGCAACGTATAGCCGAAAGCTATGTTGACGTACTAAACAACAAAGAGCCGTTAATTAATATACGTAAGAATGCAGAATTAGAAGTACCAGCTATTAAGATGCTGCTTGACATACCAATTAGGGGCAAAGCAGATATGATTAGCGGTGATACCATTTATGATTTAAAGACTACACGTGTAAACCCTAGCGACTTTAACTGGTGGAAAGTACGTTCAATGAATTACGATTTACAGGCCTTTATTTATTGCCAGCTTTTTGAGAAGGATTATTTTAGCTTTATACCAATTAACAAAATGAATCACCGTGTAGGAATTGTACATTGCAGCAAGGACATACTTGAAAGCGGTGAGGAAAAGTTTTACAAAGCTATTGAAATTTACAAGCGCGATTTTATGGGCAAGGAACTTGACGAAATAGCTGACAGCCTTAGCCGCACAATAGAGGAAACAATAATTACTAAACCGTAAATTGTTTAAAGAGGATATATTACTTTTTTATAAACTAGCGCTCTTAGATTTACGTGAAGGCACACCAGTAAGAGAACTTGAAAGTGCTATTGATTTTTATGAGAGCATAGAAAATTATGAGGCTTGTGCTGGTATATTACAAGCAATAAATGACGCACAATATTTAACAATAAAAGGAATAAAACAATTAATAAATGATACAGACGATTAAACAATTAGTAGAAGTAGAATCAGGATTACCTGATATAAGTTTACGAAATAGAAAACAAGTAACAGTAGATGCACGAATAATATATGCCGTGCTATGTTTAAAACATACTAAAGGCATTTCTTATGAACGTATTGCCAAGGAGGTAAATAGAGATCATAGTTCAGTTGTTCATTACAAAAAACTGTTTGAAAGTTGGCAACAGTTCCCTCGCCTTTACAGTGACAAACTAGATGCGTATAAGCGAGTAAATGATATACTAGAACGCGAACGTGATGAAATAGATGATTCAACTGATTTGTACTTAATGTATAAAAAAGAAAACATTATATTGCGGAAAGAAAATGCCGCTTTGCAAGCTACATTGAAAAAGCTTGAGGAACGAATAAAACAATTACAAAAATACGAACCAATATGGTAGCTTCTAAACTTTTATTATTGATTTTGTTTTGGATTATATTGTTGGCATCAATATGGACATACTTTGAAGATAAAATGAAAGGGAAATGAAATTATTTGAAGATGAATGGGGTGTTGATAAGAGCCCCCAAGATGACACAGAAATAACTACTACATTACTTTACTTCAGTAAAGATGAGTTGAAAGAATTTAAAAGGCTTTGCAAGGCTGGTATAAAAAAAGAGTTCGGCCAAGAGTTCCAACAAAAGGGGAACCTCAGCGACTTCTTATTAATATTATTACGCAAGCATTATGAAAACATATAAGTTAAATCGCAAGCTTGATGATAAACAAGCAGCCAAATTAAAAACAAAATACCTTGACAAAAGGCATTATGACATCTTAATAACTAATGATGCAGATGGTTATGACGCCAATACTGGTCAATTACTTTTTAGGTTTAGGAAAAACGCTATACCTTTTGAAACACTCAAACAAGGTTATGAGTCCTTTAAAGGCAGTATTGAACTAACTGAAAGCCGTGGCGCAGCAAGTGGAAGCAGTCACAAGCGTATCCGTAAAGACGGCAGCGTGAGTAACATTACTGTCGGCAATAAGGTTGAGTCTGGTAGCGTTGGTTATATGGACAAAAATGCGATGGTCCATTACTGTCGTAAAACTGCATTCGCTAAAAAGTACTTTGATGACTTTAAAGCTGGGGTTCCTTTTGTGCAATATGTTGACAAATTATATAATGAACTATGCCCTGAGCATTATGCAAAACAAAAAGCGATAGCGCTAGGCACGAATCAAAACTACGTTATTGACGGAACTTCATTTACAACCGTAACAGTAAATAAAAACTTTCGTACAGCGGTTCATAAAGATGCTGGCGATTACCAAGAAGGCTTTGGGAACTTAATTGTTTACCGTGAGGGCGATTATAGTGGCGGTTATTTTGTGCTCCCTGAATACGGTGTAGCAGTTGACTTACACAATACAGATATATTATTTGTAGATGTACACAAGTGGCACGGCAATACAGAATATACAAACTGTTCAGATGACTGGTTACGTATTAGCTTTGTAATGTATTACCGCGAATATATGTATAAATGCAAACAACCAGCTGAAGAGCTGCATCAAGTAAAAATAGATAAAACAGGATTCTTAACTTTATAAACTATGGACAGCAACAAAAAAAAACAAGCTAATGCATTTGAGGGGTTTGCATATAACCACCTCATTAACGAATTAAAGTGGACATTAACACATTACGTAACAGAAGAAGATCAACGGATTAAAGGTGAGAACCACCAAGGAATTGAAATAAAGAATGATCAATCTTATAATAATACTGGCAACCTTTATATCAGTGTGAAACGTGTTTACAATGGCTTTGAGTATGGCAGCGGCATTTATCGTGATACTGAAACAAAACAACTATTTTACCTAATAGGCGATGAGAACAATTTTTGGCTAATAGCTACTAAGCATTTAAAAGCGTACTATGAGCAAAACAATTTAAAACTAATACCAGGATTTAGAACACATACAGGCGGTCAGGAATACGGTTTTTTGCTACCTATTGAAAAGGCTGAAAAGCTTTCTGCTTATAGTTACACAAACCAACAGGTTTTAGATTTATGATAGGCAGATACTGCGAACTTAATAACCTGCAAGAAGTAAAAGACCTTACAGCTGGGTTAGACTTTAGGCAGCCTCAATACAGGCGCGAAGTATTCTTACGGTTTTATGAATATCACATAAAATACAAGGGCCACGCTGGGGCGGTTTATTATGCCTTTCCTTACATATTTGAACAAATGAATATGACAACAGAGGAAAAGTATTGGTTTTGCTTTATAAATGGGTGCAGTCAAAATGTCATTACTACTTACATAATATTTACTCACTTTCCTAGCTTGCAAGAGTTAAACCTTGAACAGTTGCTTGACTGGTTTTATCACTACTATAAACGCTTCGGCTGGGATACTGACAGGCGTTATTTTAAGAATAGCTTTATACAAGATGTAAAACATTACAAAGCTTTATTAAAAGGTAATACTCAAGAGCAGTATTTTAACGACATTTGCAATACAGGCAACCCTTACACGAACTTTGATAACCTTTGGGAAGTTGTGCTTAAACAGTACAAACACTTTGGCCGCCTCAGCACGTTTAGTTATATTGAATATCTTAAAATTGCTGGCCTTAATGTAGATTGCAGCCAGTTGTTCTTAGATGACATTAAAGGCAGTAAAAGCCATAGGAACGCCCTTTGCAAAGTATTAGGCCGCGATGACTTAGACTGGCACAAAAACAATAAGCCAGAATATACGCCTGAGGTGATTGAATGGCTAACAAAAGAGGGTGAGCAGTTGTTACAAGAAGCAAAGCAACGTATAAATGACCCCGATGTAAGTTACTTCACATTAGAAACTACTCTCTGCTGTTTTAAAGGGTGGTTCCGTGTTAATAGGCGATATCCTAACGTTTACAACGATATGTTCTTAGACCGCATAAAATACGCCGAGGCCAACTGGCCAGAATTAGACCTTACAACATTCAGACAAGCACGTGTAAAATACCTGCCAAATTATTTACGTATTGAAAACAACCCTAATGACTACGGCTTATGTATTAAAAAGCAAAATCACTTTAGACTAACTGGTGAGGTTATTATGATGGACAAAGATTACGAATGCTTTACAAACACTTTAGGCACTAAACAACAAACAAAACTATTTTAATATGAACATACTAATTATTGGAAACTGCGGCGTCGGTAAGACTTATATTATGCAAAGAATTATAGAAAAATTTGACTGCTTACAAAACAAAAATGTTGAGCAGTTGCATTATACTACAAACCAAAGCCAAGAGCTTTATAAAAAGCTACACGATAAACCAAATACAAATACAATAAATGTAGTAGGTAAATATGATGGCAGTACCTTTCAAGGTAGTGATAGGCTTAGTATGAGCGTAATGACAAGTGTACTAGCTTACCTAAACAATGTTGAAGGCATAAACATTTTTGAAGGTGATAGGTTTACTAACAGTAAATTCATAACATTAGCCAGACCATTTATTATAAAAATTAAAGGCAACGGCAAAGCAGGTAGATTACTAAGAGGCAGCAATCAAACAGACCGTCAAATTAAAAGCATTACAACACGCGTAAGCAACATAACTGCAGATGCTGAATTAGATAATAGCACAGTTACTGAAGCACTTTTACTTCACATACTCAGTAGGCCTGATAGCGGTTTAGCACTTGAACAATTAAGGGATGTATATAAACCAGCGCAAAGCAGTTTATTTTAACAGTTTGATAATTAAATTATTGTACTATTGATTAAACAAGTTTTTTCAAATGGCACACGGAGGCGCACGTAAAGGAGCAGGTAGAAAACCAAAAGCAGATGAGCTAAAGCTTATTGAAAAGCTACAGCCATTAGAAGAGGCCGCATTTGCATCACTTAAAAAAGGTGTTGAGGCTGGTGACTTTAAATACTTGCAACTTTACTTAAATTATTATTACGGTAAACCAAAAGAAACCAAAGATATTAAGATCAACGAGGACTTACCCTTGTTTATTGATTAATGCAGGTAGAAAAGACATTAGCTTTAAATAAGCTAAGGAAGCTAAAAAACCGCCTTAGAATTGTAAGGGGTGGAACCAGCGCAGGTAAAACAATTTGTATTATACTAATTTTAATTGACTACGCCATACGCAATACAGGACGTGAAATAAGCATAGTAAGTGAAAGTGTACCACACCTCCGTAGAGGAGCTCTTAAAGACTTCCTGAGTATTCTTAACGGGCTTAATAGGTTTGACGAATCCAAGTTTAACCGCTCAACACTAAAATACACCTTTAGCAATGGCAGTTATATAGAGTTCTTTTCAACTGACCAGCCTGATAAATTACGTGGAGCAAGGCGAACAGATCTTTACATTAATGAGTGTAATAATGTACCCTTTGAAGCTTATGGCCAATTAGCAGTAAGAACAAGCGGCAATATCTGGCTTGATTATAATCCTAGTAATTTGTTCTGGGTAGATAAAGAACTAATAGGGCAGCCCAATACTGATTTCATTACACTTACATATAAAGACAATAATAGCCTCCCTGAAAGCATAGTAACTGAAATAGAAAAGGCACGTGAAAAAGCTAAGGCGTCTACCTACTGGGCCAACTGGTGGAGAGTGTACGGCCTTGGAGAAATTGGCGCGTTAGAGGGAGCCTGCATACCTGATTGGAAAGAACTGGGTACAATACCAGCAGAGGCACGTTTAATTAATTATGGAATGGACTTTGGCTATTCGGTAGATCCTACAACTCTTATAGCACTATACAGGTGGAATGACGCCTACATATTTGACGAGGTTATTTACAAAAAAGGTTTACTCAACATTGATATAAGCCGCACACTACACGAACTTGAAATAACTGATACTATCATAGCTGACTCAGCAGAGCCTAAAAGTATTGCAGAATTAAACGGCTATGGTCATACAGTTTACCCAGTAAGCAAAGGACGTGATTCAGTTGTTTATGGTATTAACCTAATAAACCAGAATGAAATATATGTAACAGCGCGCAGTAAAAACCTAAAGCGTGAATTACAAGGTTATATTTGGGCAAAGGATAAAGAAGGTAACACGTTACAAAAACCAACAGGCGCACACCCTGATTGTATTGATGCTGCACGCTACGCAATTACTGACCATTTACAAGACCCAACAAAGGGCCAATATTTTATTTATTAATTTTTTTTGCTTTTTCCTTGGTGGTTAATAAAAAGTTAATTACTTTTACAATGTAAAACAATAACAATTAAAACAAACAACAATGAAACAAGGTAGAATAAACAAATCACACTTTACTAACTGGGATATTGACGACTTACAAGAATACGTTTTATTTCTAACAAATGATGCACCTAAAACAGAAGGCAATAAATACATTTTAAGCCTAGCTAGCGAGGTGTTTGATGAAATGTGTGATGAATACAATAAGCCAGTAGAAGAGGAACGCCCTAATGAATGCCTTCAATGCGGTAAAGAATGTGATGGCGAAGTATGTTCTGAACAATGCGGATACGCTTATTTGACAGTTTAATTAAAAAATATTTTGTTATTCAAAAAAAAGGTTTACCTTTACAACAACAACTAAAAACAAACACAATGCAAGAATTAACTTTAAACAACGCAACCCCAAACCAAACCGAAGCTCTTATGGCAATCTTTAAGCAGTTAAACCAAGCAAGAAAATTTGGGGCTTGGTATGGTGATGACATTAACAACTGGGAACTTCAATGGGGTTACAATAACCAAAGCGGTAATGTTTACTGCGCTATCTCTAACGGGGTTACAATAGCTACTCCAGACTTCCGTCCTAGTGATATAACTTACTATGTATATTGCGAAGAAAATGGTGAATTAGAGTTTAACACTTACCAGGAAGCTTACGAATATGAAGCAGCAAATAAAGCAATAAACGCTTAGATTATGACTGATACATATTACGTAGTAAAAAAGATAACAGCTAAGCGTAACAGAGTGCGCATTGCAAAGGCCGTAGTACTTGCATCGTTTGGCTTATATGTATTGAACGTGTTAATGTGGTTAGCGTTGAACGGATTTATGATGTACGTTGACTGGATTGAAACCTTATAACGAGGTTCTTAAATGGTGCTGGGCGAATGATATTTATGTTGTTATTTGCCCCACCGTTAAAGGGTACAGTAAAAAACCTGTGCCAGTTACATTAGAAATACATTTAGGAAAAACAATTAAACAAGGTAAACAGATATACGAACAAAACAGTAGAGAGCTCGTAGATAAAATAGAGGAAATTTACCGCCATTATTATTTAAGTTAATTATTTTTATAAACCTTTATTTAGATTTGTTTTGTTTTACGGTGGTAATATTGAGGGCTTCGGCCCTCTTTCCTTTTATACAGGCTAACCTATTTTTTATTGTTTATATATGAAAGTTGAAATAGAAGTTCCTGAAACTTTAAAAGAGATTACAGTTGAGCAATACCAAAAGTTTAACAAGCTAAACACAGATGAAAACGAAGGTAGCTCATTCTTAATGCAAAAGATGATTGAGATATTTTGTGGCCTAAATTTAAAAGACGTGGCCAGTATTAAATACTCATACGTATTAGACATTGCGCAGCATTTAAACAACGTTTTTGATACCAAGTGCAACCTTATACCAACTTTCACGCTAAACGGCGTAGAGTACGGCTTTATTCCTGTCCTAGATGATATCACTTTGGGTGAGTATGTAGACCTAGACACATACTTAGGCGACTGGGACAATATGCACAAAGCAATGAGCGTGCTATACAGGCCAATAAAAATGAAGCACAATAACAGGTATATAATAGAAGAATACAAAGGCACAACAACAGCAAATAAAATGTTAAACGCTCCGCTTGATGTTGCCTTAGGTGCTACGCTTTTTTTTTACCATTTAAGCAACGAATTATTAACAACTACCCTGAACTATTTGACGGAGCAGGGGGTGAACAAACTGACCACGGAGCAACAGGAAATTTTGGCAAAAAATGGGGCTGGCTTCAGTCTATCTATGGACTTGCTAAAGGGGATGTTGCCCGATATGATTCAATCACAAGACAAAAACTTTTAACCTGCCTTACGCATTTGGCATTTGAAAAAGAAAAACAAGAGTTAGAAAATAAAATGATACGCAATAGATGAAAGGTTTTTACAACGTAACGGACAAATTAAAAGACGCATTAGCTGATGAACCGTTTATTAATACGGTGACATTTGGCAGCCTTGATGATGTTGATTTAAACAAAGCTACTATATTTCCTTTGGCTCATATTATTGTAAATGATTGCAGCGTTGGCACTAGCACACTAACTTTTAACGTTAGTATTTTAGCGATGGACATTGTTGACATAAGTAAAGAGCAAACGACTAATGTATTTACACAAAACGACAATGAGCAAGACGTACTCAATACGCAACTTGCATTAATCACTAGAATAATAAACACCTTACAACGTGGCGACCTTTACACAGATCTTTACCAAGTAGAAGGTCCTGTTAGTTGTGAACCATTTGTAGACCGTTTTGAAAATAAGTTGGCAGGCTGGGCAGCTACTTTTGATGTATTAGTGCAAAACGATATGACTATATGCGACTAAAACAAACACAGAAGGCCATAGACGCCTTTAGAGAATACATAATAAAGCAGGCAAGGACAAACCTTACCAAGAGCAAAAAGAACGTATCTAAGGATCTGTATAATAGTATTAATGGCGTAACTAAAGCTTTTCCTAATTCAATACAGGTACAATTTGAAATGGAAGATTATGGGGTATTTCAAGACAAGGGTGTAAGTGGTACAAAGAAGAAGTACAATACACCGTTTAGTTACACATCTAAAAGACCCCCACGTAAAACATTAGAAGAGTGGGTTAGTAAAAGAAGGTTCCAGTTCAGAGATGAAAAAGGAAGATTTATGTCTTATAAAACTATGGCCTTTCTAATACAAAGAAGCATATACGAAAAAGGCATTAAGCCCAGCTTATTTTTTACTAAGCCATTTGAAAAGGCTTTTAAGAATTTACCTAATGAACTGGTTGAAGCTTATGGCCTAGACCTTGAACAATTTTTACAATTTACATTTAAGAAATGAGTACAAAAATAAACGCAAGAAGTCCATTTTACTTAGAAGCAGAAGAACCTACGGTAGCACTAGGAACTTTTACTTGTACAACTGCAAATCTATTAGGTTTCTCTGTGAGTAGTGATGGAACAATAACAGACCCATCTATTGCAAAAGGCACAATATTGAGTAGAGATACAGATTCATTTGCTGCAAACACAAGCGGAAGCGGTATATCAAGGACGGTAAATTACACAATATTAATTCCAGTCGCTTACCCTAATGCCGATGATGCTACCATTATTTGTCCACAAACGATTGACCAACCTACTCAATCAGCACAAGAGGACCCTGCACAAAATAACAACTGTCCAACATTTTCAGGGCCAATACCTAATATTACTAACCTAGATGAAACAGGCTCAAGTATATCCTTAGGAACTTATTTCACAGCTGGTTCGGGCGCAGGAATAGAAAGATACGAAATTATTCAATCAGGAGGTTTAGGTATTACTTTTGATGACCCAACTGGTACAGTGCCAAATCAAACGTTGACATTTGCTACTGATAAAACTTGCGTTCAAACAAGTATTACGATAAAGGCAAAGAGTAGCGCTGACGCCTGTAGAGCAACAAGTAACACGTTTACGGTTTCGGCTGAATGTCCAACGACAACACTAACTTGTACAATTGATGATGCAAATAACGATGCGATAGCACTAACAGGTGGATCATTAGCAGGAGATGGTACAATAAACATCCCATCATTTTCTAACACGTTAGGAGGGGTAGTACGCATTGAAGATGAAAACGATGTAGATGTAACAAGTGGCTACAGCGCAAACACTACCGTAAGCGATAGAGATGTAACATTGACTTTTGTTTTTAATGTCCCAAGTCATTACACAAATGGAGGTAGTGAAATAGAATGTGACAAATTATTTACGCAAAGACCTGAAACTTTACCGCTCAACAATTTAAGCTGTACTGATGATAGATTGGTGTTTGAAGGATTTAGGATAGCCACTTCAGGTGATATAGTTGTGGGTGAGTCTAAAGTATTGTATGACGGTATAGAAGCAGAGTTCACAGCAAACACTTTAGGGGTAGGTTCAGGTTCTACATTTCCTGTTGTATATAGCCCAACCCCTAGAACTATTGGAGTAGATATTACTATTCCAACAGGTTATCTTGGTACAGGTAACACATTAAGTTGTACGATTCAAAGACAGCAATCACCAATAGAGAGCGATTGCGTTAGTCAAATTCAAAACGGTGTTGTATTAAGGCAATTTTATATTTCTACATTAGGCATAACAAACCCCTGTGATCATTGCGGAAGAGTAGAACAGGCAACATACCCAGTATTTACAAATTTATTAGTAGGAGGTATAGTGTGCGATCAAGGAAACCCGTTTAACGGAGGTGATTTTTGGTGGCTTGGCTCAAGAAGGTTTGGAGGTACTGGTGGCGATATTGGAACAAGTTATACGATAATTAGAATAGACAGGTTTGGTTATATAGCAGAAGTTAAGGAAGTGAGCTGTACACAAGGAGAATGTTATCAATTTAATAATTAAGAAATGGCAATAAAGAGCGCAACTTTAAAAATATATATTTACGAAGGTGCTGTAGGAAGTTACTCAAATGGTGATTTAAAGTACACGTTATCTAAAGATAGGATAACAGGCAAAAGTAATATTGTCTTTGAAATATCGGAATTAGTCAGAGACTATATAGAACACAATTTTGATAATGATTACCCTTGTAATACAAAATGGGTAACAGTTACAAAAGATATAGTAGACGCAGCAACAGAAGATGTATATGCACCTATTGTAGAGAACTTTGTGTTGCTTGATGGCTTTGGTACTTATGAAGATGAAATAAACCCCCAGCTTTCAGATAACGCTTTAGTGAGTGCTACTGATATTTATTTACCTGAAGGCACAGCAGGGAAGTTTCCAATATTTGCGGAAGGTGTAGGCAAAGTAACGATTGATAGTACTGACACGCAAATAACAGATAGCGGTAACAGTAACCAAAAGATACAGTATATAACAATACCTGCTGACAGTAGTACTATACAGGTTTATGATACTGATGACACAACGTTACTCAAAACAATAACCGTACATAATATATGTGAGCCTAAATTTACACCATATAAAGTAACATTTGTGAATAAGTTCGGTGCTTATCAAGACGTTTACTTTTTTAAGCGCACAACAGAAACTTTTAGCGTTAATGATGACAGTTATCAAATAAACAGTATAAGCACAGCAAGTCTTACTTATGGAACGAATCAAGGACAAAAGCAAAGGTATAATGTTAATGGGCAAAGCAGTTTAAAGCTGAATACAGGATTCATAAAAGAATCATCGGTAAGTACTATAGAGGAATTGTTTTTATCTGAAAATGTATGGATCAGGTTCGAAGGCAAATCGTTGCCAGTTATACCAAAAAGTAAATCATTCACACAAAAAACATCTTTAAATGATAAGCTAATTGACTATACAGTAGACTTTGATTTTGCCTTTAACAAGATAAACAATGTACGCTAATGTTACACTTACAACTTTTTATAGAAGGTCAAGAAGTAGAGTTACATCAAAACGAGAGTATTGTATTAACACAAACGCTTCAAGATATATTAGATGTACAAAAGGTATACACTGATTACTCGCGCACATTTAATGTACCTGCGTCTAAAAACAATAATAAGATATTTAAGCACTATTATAATCCTGCTGTATTAAATACAAACACTCAAGTATCAAGGGAGGCAGTACTGCATTTAAACTACCAACCCTTTAAAGTAGGTAGGATAAAAAACGAAAGTGTGGAAATGAAAAACGGTGAGCCTTCTAATTACCGTATCACATTTTTAGGTAATACAATACAGTTTAAAGAAATATTACAAGACGCTAGTTTGCAAGACTTAGCTGAATTAGATACGTCACTACTGTATGACGCACCTACTGTATTAAGCACAATGCAAGACGGGCAAGACTTTGAGATTGATGCAAACGTTATAGACGATGCTTTTATATATCCTTTAATTTCGAGCAAGAATAGGTTAGTCTACGATAATACAGATAGCACAGTAGGTACATACAACTTATACGCTAGTGGCAGCAATCACGGTGTAGTGTTTGATCAATTAAAACCTGCCGTAAGAATACACGCTATTATATTAGCAATAGAAAAACAGTTTGGTTTATCTTTTTCAAGGGACTTTTTTAACTCAACTAACTTACCGTACTACAATATATACTTGTGGCTACATAAACAGAAAGGAGGGGTTGATCCTAACGAAAATGACATAGGGATAGAAGATTTTACATTTAATGCCTTACCAGGTGATTGGTATGATAAAATAGGATCATCAACAAATTTAAGACAGGGGTTTGGTACACCTGCAATCTATAACAACATAGACGCTAACCGTAAAAGGTATATGACTATAAGTGCTAAAGCACCTGCGGGTGTAAAGTACTCTATTAAAGTTACTGAATACTTTAAGGTTTTACACGATACTGAATATGATGGTACTGGTGATTTTCAAACTACAGTTACCGATCTTGAAATGTTAGAATCATACACAACATTCGGTCAAGAAAGGGATAGAAGATTTTACATAGCAGTACAGTCAAATACAAATTCAACAATTACACTGCACGTTAACATATTTGATGGCAGTGACAATGCAAATGCAAAAATCGATTACACTTCTAGCACGTCTCTTAAAACTACCGCAAAAGACGAAATGCCTAAAATGAAGCTAATTGACTTTGTAACATCACTATTTAAGTTATTTAATCTTACAGCTTTTTTTGATGGCGAACAGATACAAGTATTACCTTTAGATGATTACTATGCAGGTTCAGATAACACGTATGACATAACAAAATATTTAGACAATGCCCAGTCTGAAGTAAAAATAGCATATCCTTTTAAGGAAATATCTTTTAGGTATCAAGGATTAGATTCTTTCTTTAGTAAATTTCACAGTACATATTTTAATCAAGAATGGGGTTCTGTATTGTATAGCAATAATGCAGATTTTACTTCTGATACTTATGACATATCAGTCCCTTTTGAACATCATAAGTTTGAAAGGTTTTTAGGCACAACAGCACAATGGGGTTGGTCAGCAGATGACAAGCAAGAACCTTACTTAGGTAAACCGTTGTTATTTTATGCGCACAAAGTTACCGATGGAACACCAATACAGTTTTCTGAAACAGTAGGTGGCACAACACATCAAATAGACGATTATTACATACCTGCTAACAACGTTGACCCAACAGATAACGATTCACAAAGTTTACATTTTGGTGGACAGAAGAATGAGTATACAGGTGTATATTCAGAAAACTCTTTATTTTACACTTATTATAGAAATTACATTGAAGAGGTGTTTGATATATCAAGAAGGCTTTTCACATTCAAGGCTTTTTTACCAGTCAGCATAATTAGTAACATAAAACTTAATGACAAGGTTGTAATATTTGACAATGCTTACAAAATAAATAAATTAACTACTAATTTCGAAACAGGTATATCAAATTTAGAGTTAATAAACGTAACGCAAGACTTAGAATACGACCCAGCTGAAGTGCAAGAAGATTTAATAGTTACAATAGATACAGGTAGAGTAACAGCAGATACCACGAATAAAACAGCAGACGCAACAATAATAATATTCTAAGAAATGATAGGAAATATATTACAAATGCTTGAAATAGCAAAGCGAGAAAAGAAGATAGGAGAATACACTCATATAGCGTTAGGTAAGTATAAATGCCCAGAAAGCATTAAAGAAGCGTACAAACAGTTTAAACAGGAGTTATGTCAATAAAGAAAACAATAGAAATAGAAGCTAGAGTAGGTAAAGCTGAAAAAGATTTAAAGGGGTTAGATAAAGGATTACAAAAGGTAGATAAAAGCGTTGAAGATATTGGTGAATCTTCTAAAGAAACCAATAAGGAAATGGGCGCTTTTGGTAGCGCAATGGATAAAGTTACAAGAGGTGGTTATAGCGGATTCACAAAAATGACTAAAGCTATAAGAACTGGTAACATAAGTTTAAAAGCTATGAAGGTTGCATTAATAGCAACA